GATGCAAGCGGTGGAGTTTTAGCACCCATTAGTTCAGTATTTAAAAATAGAATAATTAATGGCGACTGTCGTATTGACCAAAGATACGCTGGTGCTAGTGTTACTCCTTCAGTTTCAACCTATACGCTTGATAGATGGAGCGCTGCGTTATCTCAAACATCTAAATTTAGTATTCAACAAAACGCTGGGTCTGTAACACCGCCAGCTGGTTTTACTAATTATTTAGGAACTACATCACTTGCCTCAACCTCATTAGGCGCAAGCGATTTTTACTTCATAGACCAGCGAATTGAAGGATTTAACATAGCAGATTTAGGCTGGGGAACTGCGAATGCGGCTACCGTAACTTTGTCTTTTTGGGTGCGTAGTTCATTAACTGGTACATTTGGTGGCGCATTAAGAAATAGCGCTGCAAATCGGTCTTATCCTTTTTCATACACAATATCTTCTGCAAATACTTGGGAGCAGAAATCAATAACTATTGCTGGCGATACATCAGGAACATGGTTAACAAATAATGGTGTAGGTATTAGTATCGATTTTAGTATTGGTACAGGTAGCACATTTAGCGGAACTGCTGGTGCTTGGTCGGCAGGTAACTTTGTTACAGCCACAGGCGCAACATCCGTAGTCGGTACAAACGGTGCTACCTTCTACATTACTGGGGTTCAGCTTGAAAAAGGCACACAAGCTACTTCATTTGAATACAGACATTATGGTACTGAGTTGGCTTTGTGTCAGCGGTATTTCTGCAAAAGCAGCTCAACAAACGTTGTTGCGACCAATAACTCAGCCTTAGCAACGGGAATGTTTAGTTCTGGAGTTGTTAATACATATGCCACTAATGCTGCGTACGGTAATTGGATAAAATACCCAGTCACAATGAGAACTGATGCTGTTACGATTACATTTATAAACACAAACCTTCCAATTCCAGGAACATCTGGGCAATGGAGTGTATATAACGGTTCAGGTTGGTTAAATACAACCAGTGTTGTCGCTCAATCATATACTACAGAAGGTTTCAACACAGCGTTGGGATTTTCTGGAACTGCCTATATGTACTACGGTTCTTGGACTGCATCTGCGGAGCTATGATTATGTATAAACTACTACCACTTGATATGTTTGGACAGCAAAAAAATGTTCAACGATTATCTGATTTTGCACAAATTCCTTTCTCACTTGAAAACACAGACTACGCTAACTTCAAAAAAGACCTTGCTGACGGTGTTGAACTTCAAGACGCAGAAGGTAATGTAATAGACGGTATAGCTTATTTAGAGGAACTTGTATAATGGCTTTGATACTAAATGGTACAGACGGTTTATCCGATGTAGACGGTACAGCAGCTACCCCTGCAATACGAGGTACAGACACTAATACAGGTATTTTCTTCCCAGCAGCAGATACGATTGCGTTCTCTGAAGGTGGTACAGAAGCCATGCGTATTGATTCTAGTGGTAATGTAGGTATTGGTACTAGTAGTCCTGTTCAAAGATTACAAGCAACTGGGGCTGATGGAACTGGGTTTGTTGGTATTAGGGCTCAAAATAATAACTCAAATATCGGTCTTGCGGGCGTAGAGTTTTCCTCTGACTCAACTTATGCAAAAGCAGCAATAGCCCAACTACGACAAGCACCAAACGGTGTTGGTCCTTTAGTATTTTATGTAGACAGCAACACAGATGCAGCAAACTGGGGTACTGGTGATGAAAAGATGCGTATTAACCAAAGTGGTAATGCCTTAATTGGAACTACTACACAATATTCAGGGGCACAGTTAACAGTTGCAGGTGCTTTTTCTGCAGCAGGTATTTATACAAAAGCAGGGTCTGGAGTTCCGGGGGACGCGGCTAATGTGTTTAACATTAACTGGACTGGTAACGCAGGGGTGTGGATTGATTCTACTTTTATTGGGAACATAGCATATCAGTCAGATTACCGAATTAAACGAAATATAGAAACACAAACTGCGCCAGCAATTGAACGAGTTATGGCACTTCGCCCAGTCACTTATCAAATGGCTGATTATGGTAATTTGTTTAAAGCTGGCGATGACATTAAAGAAGGTTTTATTGCACACGAAGTACAAGAAGTAATACCAAGTGGCGCAGAAGGCGCTAAAGACGAAGAAAATCGTATTCAAAATTTGCGTTTAGATGCTATCCTTGCCGTTGCGGTAAAAGCAATTCAAGAACTTAAAGCAACCGTAGACGCACAAGCGGCACGAATCGCAGCATTGGAGGCAGCAGTATGAGCGACATCAATCCCGTAGAGTACGGTAAACTGGTTAATGCTGTTGAGAACTTAGAGCATAAAGTAAACTCAATGGATGCTGACATTAAAAGATTAGTGGCTATGGCAGAGCGTAGTAAAGGTTCTCTGTGGGCATTGATGGGTGTTGCCTCAGTTGCTGGTGCTTTCATCAGTTATGTTTCAGAAATGATATTTAAAAAGTAACTATGAGAGAACTTACAGTATTTTCTAATCTTACAGCTGGCTCATCTAATACTATTTATACAGTACCTAAAGGATGTAAAGCGATAGCCACATTATTGTTTCTAGCAAATAGCGGTGGATCAACTAAAGCTATCTCTGCTGCAGTGCATGATGTTAGTGAAGCTGCCACTGTTCCTATCGTAGGAGCTAAGTCATTGGGTGCAGGAGATGCTCTTCAGTTTAACCAAGGTCGTATGGTTATGGACGAGTTCGACTATGTTACTGCTACTCCTGAAGCAGGAGCTACTATGAGTTGTATCTTTACAGTAGAGATTGTACAATCCACAGCCTACCAGAACGGAAGCTAATCATGCCACTGAAATCAGGTACTTCACAGAAGACTATCTCTACTAACATCCGTAAAGAGATGAAGTCTGGTAAACCACAGAAACAAGCAATTGCAATAGCCCTATCAAAAGCAGGTAAATCTAAACCCCAACCAAAGAAAAGGAAATAATATGCCAATGGTCAAAGACAAGAAATTCCCATACACAGCTAAAGGTAAGAAAGAAGCTAAGTCGTATGCTAAGAAGACAGGAGCTAAGATGACTACTCCTAAAGCTAAACCAGCTAAGAAGATGGGCATGAGTCGTGGCTACTAAGCCTGGTTTGTATTCTAACATCGCAGCCAAGAAGAAGCGTATCGCTGCTGGCTCTGGTGAGAAGATGCGTAAGGTAGGTAGCAAAGGTGCTCCTAGTGCTAAAGATTTTAAGGATGCTGCTAAGACAGCTAAGAAGAAATAATGCCTAAGAAAGCGTTCCAAAACCCTGAAGGTGGACTCAATCAGAAGGGCAGAGACTACTACAACAAGAAGACTGGTTCTAAGCTTAAGCCTCCAGTGTCTGCTGAGGAGGCTAAGAAGTCTCCTGTAGCGGCTGGTCGTCGTAAGAGCTTCTGTGCTCGTATGAGTGGTGTTAAAGGGGCTATGAAGGATGAGAAGGGTAGACCAACTCGTAAGGCTCTAGCACTTAAGAAGTGGGACTGCTAGAAATAAAGCTTGACTTTTAAGCAATTTTGTGTTATAATTATAGGATACTATGAACTACATCCAACTTGTAAATTCTGTACTACGCAGACTACGAGAAACTGAGGTTTCTTCTGTAGCGGATAATGCTTACTCTAAACTTATTGGTGAGTTCGTTAACGATGCTAAGCGTCAGGTAGAAGATGCCTATGCTTGGAATGCATTGTCAGATACCCTTACTGCTTCAACTGCTGATGGTATTTTTAACTACATTCTTGTTGGTTCTGGACAACGGTTCAGGGTTATTGATGTCTTAAATGACACCAGTAATACTGTAGTTCAGAATGCCACTACTCGTTGGATGAACGACCAGTTCCTTTTAACTTCAGCACAAAAGGGTTCTCCTGCGTACTACAACTTCAACGGTACAAACTCCAACGGTGACACACAGGTAGACTTATTCCCTATTCCTAATGGGGTTTATGAAGTTCGTTTTAACGTCATTAAACCACAAGTAGCTTTAGTTGCTGATGCTGATAAACTATTAGTTCCTTCTGAGCCTGTCATCTTCAATGCTGCTGCAAGGGCTATTGCAGAGCGTGGTGAAGATGGTGGTATCTTAGCAGGTGAAATGGCATTCATTTATAACCAGTCCTTAGCTGATGCTATTGCTATTGAGTCTGGTCGCTATATCGAAGAATCTGCTTGGATGGCTATTTAATGGCTGAAGCTCTAGCAACTGGCTCGATTGCAGCTCCTGGATTCTCTGGGTTAAACACCCAAGATAGTTCTATTCAATTAGACAGTGGGTTTGCATTAGAGGCTAATAACTGCGTAATCGATCGCTACGGTCGTATCGGTGCTCGTAAGGGGTGGACTAAGGTCAACACAACTGCAGCGTCTACAGGCTCGTTTAAAGCCATCTATGAGCTTATTAAGGATGATGGTACTGTAGTTATCTCTGCAGCCAACAACAAACTATACACTGGAACTACTACCTTAACAGAGGCTGTGGTTCGTAATGGTACTGATACAGCTAACTTAAGCTATACGATAACTGATGATAACTGGCAGATCAGTGGCATGCCTTATGACACAGGTGCTACTCCTTCAGGACATGCTGTCTTAGTTCAAGAAGGACATCCTGCTTTATTGTATCATAAGCTCGGTGCTACTGCTCATGCTCATACTGGTTCTTATGGTTTTCAGCGTCTAGGTGATGTAGCTACAAACTTACCAGTAGGACAGACTGTAACTAGCTTTACTCCTAACTGTGTCATGACTGCTTATGGTCGTGTCTGGGTAGCTGATATGGC